TTATCAATGACGACGAAGTTATCGCAACTATTCTTGAGCCGGATGACATCAAACATGTTTAGAGGGTAGGTTATGGCAGACGAAGAAAAGCAAGAACAAGAAGAACTTGTTATTGAGACGCCTGAAGAGAATGAAGCTCCGGTAAAAGAAGCGAAAGCTGAACCGGAGAAATCTTCGGGGGATGAAGAATTAGATTCGTACAGCAAGGGCGTACAGAATCGAATCAAGAAACTTACGGAAAAGTACCGTCAGGAAGAGCGCGACAAGGCAGAAGCCTTACGCATATCTCAGCAGTTGATGGAAGAAAACAAGAAGCTGAAGACTCGTATGCAGGCTTTAGACACTGGTTATCTTTCTGAGTATGGTACACGCTTGCAGTCTCAAACAGACGCAGCGAAACGTGCGTATAAGGAAGCATATGAGGCTGGTGATACAGATCGTATGTTGGAAGCGCAGCAAGCTCTGTCTAACATTGCTGTAGAGACGCAGCGTTATAATACTGCAAAAGCTCGTGCAGAGCAGCAGGCTAAAGTACAGGTTCAACGTCAAGAGCAACCTGTGCAACAACAGCCTGTGCAACAACAACAACAACCGCAGCCGCAACCAGATCCTCGTGCGCAATCTTGGGCAGAGAAGAACGACTGGTTTGGTCAGGACAAAGTCATGACTGCGTCGGCTTTTGCAATCCACCAACAACTTGTTGACGAAGAGGGGTTTGACCCGCAGTCCGATGAGTATTATACTGAGGTGGACAAACGCATTCGTTCGGAATTTCCTCACAAGTTCCAAACGGCGAAGAAATCGGGTGGAGGAAGTCAGGTCGCTTCTGCTGGTAACTCCGCATCCCGCAGTAATAAACAGGGGCGCAGGTCGGTCAAGCTGACGCATTCACAAGTAGCGATTGCTAAGAAGCTGGGCGTACCTCTTGAAGAATACGCCAAGTACGTGAAGGAGTAAGAGATATGGCTGACAGAAAACCGCGCGCAAGCGCAACACGCGAAACAGAAACGCGCAGAAAACCATGGGCACCGCCCAGTCACCTTGCTGCACCACCCGCACCTGATGGGTATGTGCATCGTTGGATTCGAGTCGCAATGCGCGGCGAAGAAGACAAAATGAATGTTAACGCAAAGCTGCGTGAAGGATGGGAACCTGTTCGTAAGGACGAGTATCCAGACTACGAAGCACCAACTATCGACGATGGTCGTTACGAGGGCGTTATCGGACAAGGTGGTCTGATGTTGTGCCGTATCCCTGAAGAAACAGCCCGTGAAAGAAACGAGTATTACGGGGGCCGTACCCGCGAACAAATGGTAGCTGTGGATCAGGACTTGATGAAGGAGCAACATCCTTCAATGCCGATCAATCAAAATCGGCAAAGTCGTGTAACTTTCGGAGGCCGTGAACGCGACTCCGAGTAATTTAGAGGATTGCTACTATGGCAAATACTAATGGTGCATTCGGACTACGTCCGGTGGGCGTCCAGGGTTCTGGCGCAAACACCACTGGTACGACAGAGTATCGTATTGCCTCTGGTAACACTAACGCGATCTATCAAGGTTCTCCTGTTATTCCGCTGTCAACTGGTTTCATTGACATTGTTGGCGCGGCAGCAGGTGGTACAGTAGGTCTACTTGGTGTTTTCTGGGGTTGTGAATACGTTTCGTCTACTACTGGTGAAAAAGTTTTCTCAAACTACTGGCCTGGTTCAGGCGCGGACTCTAACCATCCGGTTAAAGCCTTCGTCTATGACAACCCAGCCCAAACATTCGTTATCACTTCAAGTGCTTCACTAACAAGCGAAGCAACTGCTCGTGGTCACGTATTCGCAAACGCGAACTTTGCAGCAGGTACTTCTGGTTCAACAACCACAGGTATTTCATCTGCTACATTGGGTGTTAGCACAATCGCCGCCACCGCAGCATTGCACTTGCGTATCATCGGGATTCAAGACGATCCTGAGAACCAAGACTATACAGCGGCTGGTATTCCACTAATCGTACGTTTGAACAACAGCTTCAATGCGCCTAACGGTGCTATCGTCGCTGGTACTGTTTCGAACACAGGCGTATAAGGAGACTAACTTATGGCTATCTCTCGCGCACAACTAGCGAAAGAGTTGGAACCAGGTCTTAACGCCTTGTTTGGTATGGAGTACTCACGGTACGAAAACCAACATGCGGAGATCTTCACAACAGAATCTTCTGATCGTGCATTCGAAGAAGAGGTTATGTTGAGCGGTTTCGGCGCGGCACCGACCAAATCGGAAGGTTCCTCAATTAACTTCGACGACGCTAACGAAGCATACACTGCTCGTTACAACCACGAGACCATTGCGTTGGCATTCTCGATCACAGAAGAGGCTATCGAAGATAACCTTTATGATCGTCTTGGCTCACGTTATACTCGTGCGTTGGCTCGTTCAATGGCACACACAAAGCAAGTTAAGGCGGCAGCGATCCTTAACAACGCATTTACTGCTGGCGCATCTGCTGGTGGTGACGGCAAAGCATTGTGTGCAACTGACCACCCACTTACTTCAGGTGGTACATTTGCCAACGAACCATCAACAGCGGCGGACTTGAACGAAACATCTCTTGAAGATGCTTTGATCAACATCGCAGGCTTTGTTGATGAGCGTGGTCTAAAAGTCGCTCTACGTGGCACAAAGTTGGTAATCCCTCGTCAGTTGCAATTCGTTGCAGAACGTCTGATGGTTTCTAACTTGCGCGTTGGCACAGCGGACAACGATGTAAACGCAATCCGTTCAATGGGAATGTTGCCTGAAGGCTATGCCGTCAACGACTTCCTAACGGACCCAGATGCGTTCTTCATCAAGACAGACGCACCTCGTGGATTCGTCCACTTCGAGCGTACTCCGATGTCAACAAACATGGAAGCTGACTTCGACACAGGTAACATGCGCTTCAAAGCGCGTGAGCGTTACAGCTTCGGGTTCTCTGACCCACGCTGTGTGTTCGGTTCACCTGGCGCATAATTTATGCTACAATGAGGATGTTCATTTCATTTTGGACACCTCCCTGTTGGACTGGGGCTGCTTCGGTAGCCCCTTTCTTTTTGTCTAAAAGTTCTGTATGGTTGGTTTATCCCTGACAGTCGCATGGGCGGCTGACATTAGCCAAGACAGGAGAATGACATGGCTCGTACTACTTTTTCAGGTCCAGTGAAATCAAATACAGCTTTCTGGGCAAATCCAATTCTTTTTGCAGACCTTCCAACAGCTTCCGCTGATAACGAAGGTTATATCTACTATGTGTCTAATGCGCGTAAAGCAGCAGAGGGCGCGGGTGCAGGTACAGGTAACCTAGTGTTTTCAGACGGTTCAAACTGGATTCGTGTAGATACTGGCGCAACAGCAGCAGCATAAGGAGCTAACTTATGGCTGGTCCAGTAACCGCATATAATTGGGTTCAAGGAACGACAGCAGCGGTTGTCGGTCCCTCTCGTTCTCGTCTACGTCAAGTGGTGATTTACGCAGCGGCTGCGGGTGCATTTACGTTGAAAAACGGAAGTGCCTCTGGGGATACGATCCTCACGCAGAAGTTTCCGACAGGTCACCACGTAATGAACATTCCAGATGATGGCATCATTGCTTCAAACGGAGTGTTTGTTTCTGCGTTTACGGGTGCGAGTAACGAACTAACGATCATCCTTTCGTAGGAGGATCCGATGGCATATGATCTCCGTTCCATTTCACAGGTCGGAACATCTGAGCCATTTGAGCTACAGGTGGCTAGGGGTCAGATCCCTGGTCACTCCATTAGGAATTTGTTTGGAACAAATCCTGCAATCGGTACAACATTCCGTACAGCTTGGGAAAACAACACGGCATTGCCGTTTTTGTCGTCTGAACAAAAGCTGGATATAATAAGCACTAGCGACGATGACGCGGAAGGACCGCAAGTTTTAGTCGTGGGTGTTGACGGCAACTACAACGAAATACGTGAAGTAGTTGCTTTGAATGGAACAGCGGGTACTCAAACACAACAAAACTTTTTCCGTATAAATGACTTAATTATGTCAACGGGTAACGCTGTTGGAGACATCACGGCAGAGTTTAACTCAGTGGTTTATGCGAAGATCATTGCAGGTCGTGGTAGGAATCAGGCTGCGGTGTTTACAGTACCTGCGGGTTATTCGTTCTACCTTGGACGGATTGATGCATTTACAGCAACGGCAAACAACGACACTAAGATCATGACATTTAGAAACCAGGTTACGTTTTCTGACGGGCGGGTTTTTGATGTGGCACAAACTAGCTTTGTGTCTCGAATGGATATCGCACGGACACTTCCCTTTAAGGTTTCGGAAAAATCAACTATTGAGTTCCAAGTCAAAATGTCAGGGCAGACTGCTGACATAGGTGTTTTTGGGGACGG